TGGTGCAGATTTTAACTTATCCTTTTCCGATGAGGTTACCAATTACACGAACGTAATGCAAGGTATTTTTAAGACCTTCCATTTGCAGACTTACAAGCGCATTGAACTGGGAAAGGTTTATACGACGTTTGCAAAGTTGAAGCCAAAGGATATAACGCAGCTATCATTTAGACGCAAGGGAATTATTGGTTCATCAAACTTTATTATTCAAAGCATTGAATACAACCCGAAGTCAAACAGTCCAGCCAAAACGGTTTTATTATATGATGAAAAGCCAAATGTAAATGACCTTTCTAAAGTTTCAAACACAATTACATTAGCTGGTTCAACGCCTCAGTCAGGAACGGTAACAGGGTCGGGAAGCGGATTAGTTGGAGCAAATGGAGCGACGGTGAACATTCAATTATCTTACACTCCGTTTATTAACTCGATGACTAATGTACTTGTACTTCCTGTTAACTCAGGTATCACTCAGGTAAGCAACACGAATGCAAATGTACTTGTATTCCAGAACGGGCAAAAGTTAATACCAACCATTCAATATATAATTAGTGGTTCAACCATTGGAATTAATGTGAATACCCATTATGACGGGGCAAATTATGAAGTAGTTGTAAACGGCGTAACAAAAGGATAATCATGGCAGAAAAGGTAATAGGTTTTAAAATCCAGATAGAAGGACTTGCGGGAACAATCGAAACGGCAACGCAACTAAAAAGGCAGATTGCTGAGTTAAATTCTGAATTAAAAAAGACCGCGGACGTTGATGAAATAAAGAAACTTGAAAAAAAGTTAATTGATTTAAAGGCGGCTCAGTCACTTGTCAACGATGTTACAAGGGAACAAGTTAAGTTAAGAAAGGAAGAAATCGCGGGCATTGACAAAAGCGAAGGGGCTTACCGACGTTTGTCAAAGGAATTAAACGACCAAAGAAAAAGATACAAGGATTTAGCAGCCTCTCAACAAGATAACACTCAGGAGGCAAAAGACCTTTTAGTAAGTATTAATAAACTTGACAAGGAATTAAAGGGAATTGATGCAACCGTTGGACAATTTCAAAGGAATGTCGGCGGTTATACTGAGGCATTGAGCCAATTCTTTCCCAAACTTGGTGGAACATTAGGACAAGTTACAGGGGCGATTGGTGGATTAAGTATGGGTATTACCGACCTTGGAAAAACAACAGGTAAATTAAATATTGGACTTGGTGCGGTTGGAATTGCTTTAACGGCTTTTAGTGCTATTGGTGAGATTTACAGTAGCATTCAAGATACAATCGAAGAAACAAAAAATCTAAATATATTAATTAGTAATTTTACTAAGGCAAGCGGTGACCAACTTTCTGAATATACATCTAAGGCTCAGGCAAGTGCATTGACATTTAAAAAAGATGTAAATGATATAGCAATCGCAGCCAACACAGCCTCAAAGGCATTTGGAATTGACTTTGCAGATGCTATTGATTTTATTAATATTGGCTTTAGACAAGGCGCAGACGCTCAAGGTGAGTTCCTTGACAACTTAAGGGAATATCCTGTTCAATTTGCAGCCGCTGGATTAAGTTTAAAAGATTATACCGCCATTGCCGTTAATGCTGCAAATCAAGGAATTTATTCAGACCAAGGTTTAAATGTTGTAAAGGAATTTGGATTAAGAATAACAGAACAAACAAAGGCTTCAAAAGACGCTTTGACCGATGCTTTTGGCGAAGAATTTACCACTAAATTATTAGGTGATTTAAACGCAAGAACAATAACAACAGGAGAGGCATTTACAATAGTAAGCGAAAAAATGACCGATGTAAATGTTGTTTCAAGTAAATTACAAACGGTTGTTGCTGATGTTTTTGGTTCAGCTGGGGAAGATGCTGGTAATAGATATATAACCCAATTAGGGGTAATTTTAAAGAACACAGATGAAATATTAAAAATTACCACACCTTACCAGCAGGCTTTAGAAAGACAAAGAATTGAAAATGAAAAATTAACCGCCGCTCAAGCAAGGTTTAATCAGTCCTTAAACGTAGGTTCATCTGGATTAAAAATATATGTTACTGAGGCAAAAACGGCTTGGACAAATTTAGGAGCAACTGTTTTAGGATTTTTTGACGGCGTGGGAACTCGTTTTTTAGCATATAGAACGGCTTTTAAGGAATTTGCTAAACCAGAAGGAAGTATTATTACATTTTGGAAATCATTTACAAAGGAAGTTGAAACATTAAATAAGAACGGTAAGATTATAAATGAGGAAGAAAACAAAAGATTAAAACTTTTAAAACAACAGGAAGAACAAGCTAAAAAATCGGCAGACGCAGAAACTAAGAGATTAGCCGATATAAGAACTCAATCAAGAGCAGCAAAAGAAGAAGCGTTAGCCGCAAAAAAAAGAACTCAAACAGAAGGCGTTGTTTTTGGTTCGGCTGAGTATAAAAAGTTGGGTGAAGAAATTTTGCAACTTGAAAAAGAATTGGATAAATTTAATCCAAAAGAATCAGGTAAAACAGGCGGTGAAAAGTTTGTAAAATCATTTACCGAAGGTTCAATCGCCGCCTTGGAAAACAAGCGAAGCGAATTACAAAGCGCCTTCTCCAACGCCGTGGTTGGTTCTGGAACTCAAAAAGAAATAGCAGCAAAATTAAACGAGGTCAACGCCCAGATTAAAACGGCGGTTGATGCCCAAAACGAAATACTTGGACTAAATGCGGAAAAGAAAAAGCAAGATGCTATTGAGGAAATTAACCAAAACTTTAAAGTTGCTCAGTCAGTCATTAACCTTGCACGGGCAAAGGAAACCACGTCCGAAGATGAGATTGAAAACATTAACAATCGCCGTGTTATTTTAGATGAGAATTATAACGCAGAAGTTCAAAGAATAAATGCTTTATTAGCCCTTGAAAAAGATGGAAGTAAAGAGGCTGAAAACTTAATTGTTGAAAGACAAAACGCCGAAGCTAATTTTATTAAAAGCAAACAAGGTTTATCAAAAGAGGAAGTCAATGTTTACCGAAAGAATTTTGATGACATTGAAAAAGCCAATCAAGAAAATATTAAAAATGAAGAAGAAGCGGCTGAAAAATTAAAAGAAATTGACAGGAAAAAGTTAGAAGATAAAAAAGCAAATACTCAAGAATTAATTAATTCAATTAGCGATTCCATTCTTTCAGTCACAGACATAATTTCTACCTTCCAACAGGCAAGGGCACAAAAGGAAGCCGAGGCAATAAACGAACAGATAACAACAACAGAAAACAACATTGCGGAACTTGAGGCAAAAGCTGAAAAGGCATCGGGTGTAAGAAGAAAAAGGATTGAAAGAGACGTTGCAAATCAAAAATTATTACTTGAACAACAACAAAAAGAAGCCGAGGCAATACGATTAAAAGCGGCAAAAGATGAAAAGAAGATTGCTTTAATACAGGCAATAATTCAAGGTGCTTTGGCTTTTCAAAAGGCATTGGCTCAAGGTTCATTTTTACTTGCCATTCCTACGGCAATAGCGTCAGCCGCACAAATTGCAACCATAGCCGCTCAGCCCCTTGCCGAAGGTGGCGTTGTAACTGGTGAAAGAATAAACCGTAAACAAAACATTCCCACGCGTTCAAACGGAGACAATGTCCTTGCCTACGTTAAACGTGGTGAGGTTGTATTGAACCAACGCCAACAAAGTTTGCTTGGCGGTTCACCAACATTTAGAAAGATTGGTATAAAAGGGTTTGCCGAAGGTGGTTTAGTTCCTCCAATTTCTGCACCGATACAAGCCATATCAGGCAACAATGATTTAAGCAACTTTTTACAAGTGATTGAGGCAAAGACCGACGCAATTAATAATCGCATTGACAGGCTTCAGGCTTATGTCGTTTCGGATGATATTGCCCGTGATTTAGCTGAAGGGAATAAACTTAAAGTAAAAGCAACTTTATAAATGTGTAATTGTATGAAAGGAAATAGCATTTGGGGAGAATTGGCAAGTCGCATACCCGATGAATATAAGGCGCAAGTCATGGCAACGGTTGACAGGACTTACCGCGTTTTATCGATTGACCCTTCGGACATGGATTATTTATTCAATGTTTATAACAACTTTGTCAACCATTATGAGCCTGAAAGAAGGAATTGCCCAGCGTGTCGGACAAAAGTAGTGGGTAAAATGAGGCAAATAGTACAATTTTGGAGAGATGGAAACCAATAAAAGGGAGATAGACAAGCATTTATTAACCGAGTTTACAGATAGTGTTTTGCATCGTTATAAAACATTATGCGAAAAGGAAGGAATAACGCCAGACTTTTATACCCTTATTGATTTTTTATTCCAAACCAACATTATTAAAGATTTAACCATTGCAAAGTTTATGGTCATGGAATTATATCCAGCCGCCTTGTTTGAAAATGAAAGTAAGATGAATGCCATTTTAGATATTAGCATTCAAACGGGGTTAAGTGAAAAAACCGTGTATAACATGATACAACATCCTGAGTCCTTTGGCTATGGAATCAGCAAAAAAAGGAATAAGAAAAATAATAATAAATAAATTTACCACATGACATACGCTGATTATCCAGACACGGCAAAGAATAACGCAAGGAAAGCGTTAAATCATAAGAAAGACAACGGTTCATCTTGTGGAACTCGCGTTGGCTGGTTAAGGGCGAACCAAATCGCAAACGGTGAAGGCTTGTCTGAAGATACCGTCCAAAGAACTTACAGTTTTCTTTCCCGTGCGGAAACGTATGACCAGGGCAAATACTTTGACGAAGATGGAAATGAGATTTGCGGTTCAATTATGTATGACGCATGGGGCGGAAGTGCGATGAGGGATTGGGCTGAAGCAAAGTTTAAAAAGATTGAAAGAGAAAAGGAAAGCAAAGCGATGGCAAAATTTAATATTGATATTTTAGGGGAAATTTCTGAATCTGTTAATTCGTACAATGCAGTACAAAGGGAAATTAACAACGCAAAGGGCAAAGAAATTAATTTAGTTATATCTTCTGGAGGTGGCTCAGTTACCGAAGGAATGGCGATAGCTGATTTAATTGCTAATTACCCTGAGGAAACCACGGCAACAGGAATCGGACTCGTAGCGAGTATTGCAACGGTTGTACTGTTGTCTGCGGATAATGTAAAAATGACTGAGAACGCCTTTATGATGATTCACAGACCTTGGAGTTATACGATGGGTAACGCCGACGAACTTGAGGCAACTGCGGAATTATTGGACAAGATGGAAGCAAAGTTATTGGACATTTATATTGCATCAGTTTATAAGCGCAAAGGGAAACAGAAAGACCTTGAAAACAAGATTACACAAATGATGGCAGCCGAAACATGGTTGACCGCACAGGAAGCTTTAGAGTTTGGTTTCATTGATGAAATTGTAAAAGTTGGCGAAAAAAATATTGATTTATTACCGTTGCAAAATAGCCTTAACAAGTTCTTAAATGTCCCAGCTGCATTATTAACCAACAACAAAAAAGACGATGACATGGGTAATTCCATTTTAGAAAAAATTAAAAATCTGCTTAACGCCGTCGACGAAAAAGTCGAAGATGTTATGACGGAAGAAGAGGTAATAACCGACGAGCCAAAGAATGACGAGGTTGGCGATGCCATTCAAATGTTAAAAGACAATGGCTACTTTGTAATGAGTCCCGAAGAAATGGAGGCTATCCATTCAAAGCAAAAAGAGGAGATGGAATCGATGTACAAGAAGACCGATGAACAAAAGAACTCGATTAACGAAATTGAAACGGTTCTGGAAACATTGGGAAAAGAATTAGTAGCCCTTAGGGCTCAAGTAAAAAAAGGCGTTGGGCTTCCTTCGGGCGGAACAACAGCTGAAAAGATTATTGAAACAAAAGCAAAATTGAGTCCGTTTGATTCTTTTGCTTCATTAGTTAAATCTAAAATTTCACAAAGATAATGGCATTCAATCCAACCGCCCAGAATGAGAATGGCTTTTTACAATCCAACACTTACGTTGGAAAAAATAGCCTTAATCGAACTAACCCTTATGCAAATGTTGATGGCTTAAACGCTGAGCAACTTTACGGGGTTGATACCTTTGAAGACCGCATTCCTATGTCAGTGACATACGCAATCGCTTCAGCTGGTGACAGAACTACGGTTACACCAATTTACGGTGTTACATCTGCTTCCGATTATTTAAAGTTCAACTTGATTGACGAAAGTGGTAATGAGGCTTACGGACGCTGGATTTCTTCAGCACCTTCAGCAGCCTTTGACATTACAACTACCGCGTTAAACACGGCGAACGATTGGAAAGCTTTCTTTGCTACGTCTAAGGCTGGGGCAAAGACCGAGTTCTCATTTAAAATTGAATCAGCAGCAGTTTTAACAAACACAACTGCGACTATTACTTACGCAAATCTTTAAAATAAAAAACAAATGGCATTAGTAGAAATAAGCCAACTTGACGTATCCTTTAGAGGTACAGAGGCAAACAACATATTTTTAGAGCCTGTCTTTTTTGACGATGATTTACGCGGTCAATTCCGTGTACTTGGCAACGTCGCCAATAAAAAGAAAATGGTTTTTGTTCAAGACCTTGAGAATATTGTAAGAAAATATTCGGGTTGTGGATTTAATCCCGTTGGCTCGGTTGACATTTATCAGCGTACAATCGACGTTGAAAAAATGAAGGTTGACCTTGAAATGTGTTGGGACGAATTTGAAGACACTGTTTTTGAGGAGTTATTGAAAACAGGCACAAGGCTTCCAGATGTATCGGGAACATTAATTGAAAATATCTTATTGACCCGTACACAACAGGCGATAAGAAATGACATTACCCGTCTTTCTTACTTTGGTAATCAGGCTTCCAATAACCCTAACTATGATTCATTAGATGGATTTTGGACTGTTTATTACCCGCAGTTAGTTGCTGATGATTTGATTCCAAGAACAAACACAGGCTCAGGCTCTGACCTTGTAGCTGGTGATGGCTTTGCGATTCTTCGTGCAATCTACGACCAAGCACCTTTACAATTAAAGGGATTACCAGCCAACCAAAAGGTGTTTAATGTAACTGGTTCTGTGTATTCTCAACTTCGTGAAGACATCGAAGAAGGCGGCGGCGGTGACTACGGTTTATTGCAGTTGATTAACGGGGTTGAGCAATTTACCTTCCGTGGTGTGCCTGTTGTTGCTCAATGGAGATGGGATGACATCGCAACTTCACTTGGAACAACTAAACCGCATTATGTGGAATATACAACACCACAAAACAAGGTTATTGCCACCGACGTGTTAAGCCCTGAGACGGCTTTGGAACTTTGGTACGACCAGAAGGACGAAAAGGTGTATATTAAGGCTCGTTTTAAAATGGGTGTAAATTATATTCACCATTCATTAATCAGCGTAGGCTACTAATCTAAAATAAATATGAGTGCAATAACAAGCGGATGGCTTAATCAATGTGTCGATGGAACTTGCGCTGGCGGTATCGGAAAACTTTATATCGCCAATGCAAATCAAGTGACTGGTTTTACTGCTAATTCAAGTGCAGCGGTTACAGCGATTACAATGTCATCGACTGCCTCAGTATTTTACGAGGTGGAATTTCGGGACAATTCGGGAGCATTTACCGAAACCGTAACGCAAGACCCAGACACTTTGTCGGTTGCAGTTGAGCAAAGCTTGGTGGGTATTATAAATTGCCGTGACCAAGAATTAAGAAACTTGATTCAAGACATGGCAAATCAGGCTTGCGGCTTAGTTTGTGTACACGTTGAAAATACGGGGCTTTATTGGATTTGGGGCGCTGAGGTTATCGGCTCAAAGAAAAGACCAGCAAGGCTAACAAGCGCCGAAGGTTTATCTGGTGCATTGTTTACTGATAGCAATCAAGAAACATTAACGATTACTTGCCGTACCACAAACAAAGCAAGATTTATTGTTAACGGCGAAACAGTGATGAACGCCTTAGATTAATAAAAAATGATAGTTAGGGATAAAAGTAAACTGATGATTTACGTCGGGAATGACCCAACGGGAAAGGCGGGAATACTAAAGAAGGCTATCGGAAATTTTACACAAGAAGAGTTAAGGGGTTGGCATAGTGTCAACCCCATATCTGTAAGCCAACACGTCATTTATACGCCTGAGAAAAATACCTATGAGCCAAGTCAAGAAAACGATTCAAGCAGTACCGAACAGGGCTAACAGAAATTTAAAAAGAAACAATAGCCCTTTATTGGCTTCGGTTACTTTAGATACCTCAAACACTATGTTAGTGCAAGAGGATATTTTTAATGAACCTTCCAGAGAAAGGCTTGATTTCACGGGCGCAAAGTGGGTTAGATTCTTTACCCAAAAAGATGACTTTTTAAAAAGTCTAATTGCGATTGTAAACAATTCCCCGACCCTGAGGCGTATCATTGAGGATAAAGTAAACATGGTTGTAGGCGATGGATTTATTCCAATGAAAGGAAAGTCCAACACCCTACTTACAACATCGATGAAGGGTGAGGTAATAACCGATAATTCTTTAAATGAGATTGAGGAAGTTATTGGACAAGTTAACTTGCACGCACAAAACTTGCAAGAGGTGCTTGGCTCATTGGCTTTTGATTACGATGCTTTTGGAAATTGCTTTGCAGAAATTGTACGGGGAAAGGTTGGTAGTCAGCCTTTCACCTACATTTATCACGTTCCAGTTTATAACATTGGAATAAGAAAAGCCGAAGCCGACCAAATTATACGTTCTATTGGCATTTACGATAATTGGGAGGAAGTGCCGTTAACAACCGAGGGCACATATTACGAAAGGGAAGGGTTTAGGGAAATACCAATTTATCCTGAGTTTAAGAAATTAGAAGACGGTACAGAGCGTTCTATTATCCACGTTAAGCAATATGCGGCTGGATACTTTTACTTCGGTTTACCTGAGTGGATAGGGGCGAAAATGTGGGCTGAGATTGAATACAGAATCCAGCGTTTTAATACAAGCAAGTTTGAAAATGGCTTCATGCCATCGGGAATATTACAATTCTTTGGGTCGATGACATCGGCGGAGGCAAAGAGCCTTGTTGAAGGAATTGAGTCAAAGTTTACAGGAATGGGAAACAACCATAAGTTATTTGTTCAGGTTCTTAGAGATGAAAAATTAAAAGCAAATTGGATTCCAACCTCAAAAGAAAATGAAGGGGAATTTCTAAACCTTCAAAACCTTGCAGCTTCGGCGATTGTGGTTGCTAACCGTTGGTCAAAGTCCCTTGCTGGTTTCGCTACATCTGGACAACTTGGAACAAACCAACAGATACGCCAAGAGATGGAATACTTGCAAAACACCGTAATTAAGCCACGTCAAAACCTTTTGTTATCAAAGATTATTAACCCGTTTTTAAAAGAAATTGGGCTTTATAATCCAGTATTCACCGACGTGACGTTTGGTATTTCCAACACTTTACCCGTGTCTTTTATGGGTGATGTTGCAGTTGAACAAAATCTTTCATTAAACGAGAAAAGAGAAATATTAGGGTACGCACCCGTAGAAATAGAACAAACAACCCCAACAAATGAGCCAATTAATACAACCGAGTGAAGTAATAGCTGGAGGGGTTGCACGTCCAACGCCAGCCGATATAAGACTTGATAAGTCGCTTATTAGCCCACATATTCAAGATGCGGAGTTTCGTTGGATTGTTCCAGCTATTGGCTTAACCTTGTATGATTCAATGGTGACAGACAAGGGAAGTTCAACTGCGTTTACATCAACGTCTTATCAAGACATTTGGGATAAACAATTAAAATCATTTTGCGCCAATGCCGTCTTATATGAAGCTTCGCCCTACATGGTCATGCAACTTGGCTCAAATGGTTTATATACCCTTGATAATGAATACGGACAAAACGTCGGGGTTGATGGTTTAAAGTTTTATCAAGATACCTTGTTACAAAGGTTGGACGTAAAGAAGAAAAGGATTAAAGATTTGCTTTGCAATTATGCAACGCCATTAACCGCCTTTATTCCAAGCGCTATCGGTTGTCCTGAGTCAACTTGCGATGAACACGAAGAAGAGATTACAGACATTTACAACACTTTAGGCATTGTGCTATGATAGAGAAACCAAAAAAAGAAAGACGATTCCTCAAGGCATTGGGGCGCGTCGGTGAAATATTAATACAAGAGGTTTTAATCAAAGTCGGGAGTAGTTTAATCAAGAGGATTGGAGGTAAAAAACAAATACCTTCAATTCTTTTTTTATTCCTTTCTATTAGCCTTTACGGTCAATTTCCTATTAATATAAACAAACAAAGATTAGGTTTCCAGACCACGGCAGACGGTTTGGTTTGGAGGGGTTCATTAAGCGACACCGCAAGTATTCAACCTGTATCAAATCAATATGCGTGGGTTATCCTTGACACCGTTAATTTAAAAATATACTCATTTGATTTTACTTCCAATGTTTGGGGATTGGTTGGCGGAGGTTCAGCAGCATTTACGCAGCCTGTTGACTCATTATTTTTTAAAACAAGCGTATCCCCTAACAATGTGGACACGGCAAAAATGCGATGGGATTCGGAATTAGGTACAGTGGTTTTAGGAATGTACGATGCCGTGCCCAATGAATTAGGATTTAAAAACTTTTGGTTGGTTAAAAATCAAACAGGCTCAACCATTACAAAAGGAAGCCTTGTTTATGCTAATGGCACGGTTGGAACAAGTGGAAGAATAACGATTGCAAAATTTATAGCCAATGGCACAATAGATGCAAAATTGCTATTAGGAATAACGGCACATGATTTAAGCAACGGTGAGGATGGATACGTTATTTCCTTTGGCAAAATTAGACAAGTTAACACCGATACCTTTTCGGCTGGGGCTATCCTTTATCCTTCGCCAACTGTTGCGGGTGTTTGGACAGATGTTGAGCCAGTTGCACCAAACATTGATATGCCAATAGGATTTTGCATTAATTCTCATGTAAATAATGGTACTATTGCTATTCGTGTAGCATCGGGTTATAGTTTAAACGAATTGCACAACGTGGCAATCACCTCACCAGCTGAAAAATCAAGTTTATATTATTCTGGTGGATTATGGAGAGATACAACTGCCGCACTTTTAGTAAGTGATACGGCTGCAATGTTAGCTAACTACGCCACTAAAGCATACGCAGACACAACGGGTCGATTATATGCAAGACAGGATTTTGAAAAGGTTACGACTTCAACTTTGACATGGACGCAAAGTGACACATTAGTTGTCGGTGGTACGGGAGTAGTGCAAGTTTACCGCAATGGTCAAATACTTTTGCCAACTCAATACACTATACCAACCAATGCCTCCGTGGTTATCGGTGCAACTGCTTATAAAGTAGGTGAAAATTATACGGTAATTTTTCCCCGTGGTGGTGGTGCTGGTTCGGGTGGTTCGGGTTCACTAACCTCAATTTCTGGTGGTACGGGCATACTTGTATCGCCAAATCCAATCACAACCACGGGCACGGTGTCGGCTGATACATCTTTTTTATTTACTCAAAGCGATACTTTAAGTTTAAATCTTACAAATAGATTCGCTTTAAAATTAAATGCAGCTGACACGGCTTCATTATCAAATAGGATAAATGCAAAAGGTACGGGCACGGTTACAAGCGTTGGCTCAGGCTTCGGCTTGCTTGGTGGCACAATCACCACGACGGGAACTTTGCGTTTAGATACGTCAACCATTTATGCAAGGTTACAAGACAGTATCAACGTTGCCATTGGTGGCGATACAATTAAGATTTTAAAACAAGAATATCAACCAGCTTTATCAAGTGTTTTAACTTGGACAATAACGCCAAAATTTCCCATTCAATTAAAGGCGTATATTTTAGTGTTTAGAAATGGACAACTTTTAAACAATGACCAATATAATCTTACTGATACCAATAAGATAACCATTGTTTCCACGTCATTTAAAGTAGGTGCAAATTATACCGTCGCTACGGTTAGCGGCATTGGTTCGGTTGGTTCGGCTCAGGCTGGAAACCCTGTTTACCCTGAGGCTGGTATTGCCTTGTCAACTGGTTCAACTTGGGCGTCATCTATTCCCAATAATTCAAGTAATTGGAATACGGCTTACAATGACAAAGTAAATAGTTTGGCGGTAACAGGAACAACGACAAAAACCATTACTTTAACCCAGCAAGACGGAGGCACGGTATCTGGTAATTTTTCGGATAACGGCTCTGTTACAAGTGTTGACATGACCGTACCAACAGGCTTAGCTATTTCGGGACAACCGATAACAACATCAGGAACATTGGCGTTAAGCTATGCTTCGGGTTATGCCATACCAACAGACATAAAACAAAACGAATGGAATACGGCGTATAATGACAAGATAAACAATGCAGTTTTTACGGGAACAGATACAAAGACATTAACCTTAACGCAACTTGACGGTGGAACACTAACGCCAACCTTTAACGATTTGCAAGGGGTGACGGGTGTAACGGCGGGAACAGGGTTGACGGGTGGAACTATAACTACAACGGGCACGGTCGCAGCTGATACCACATTTTTATTTACACAGTCAGATACATTAAACCTTAATCTAACTTCCAGATTTGCGGCAAAGCAAAACACATTAACCAACCCAGTCACAGGAACGGGAATAACAAATACTTTGCCATTATTTACAGGCACATCTACATTAGGTAATTCTGTCATTCAAGAAAGTAGCGGAAATATTGGCATAGGTGTAGCCCCAACATCAAACTTGGAATTAGCAAAAGGTAAATTTATTACATTAAATAGTAGTGGTTCACCTACTCAGGATTCTTCTGGAATAATGCTATATGAAGTAGGTACTAAAACTGCAACAGATATAAATTTTGGTGCAAAAATTATGTATAATGGAATTTCAGACAATTTTGAAATAAAAATGAAAAATTTTAATGGCACAACTTTATTTAATCCTCCCGTATCAATATCAATACCGAGAACAACTGGAGTAGTTAACATTGGTACATCTTTAACAGTTACAGGCGATATAACAGAAAACGGAAACAATGTTCTTACAAGTGCCGATACCACAACAATGTTAGCGCCATACATTGAACGAGGCGACACGGCTACAATGCTCAATCCTTATTGGAGGTCTGGCAAATTTTCGGGAACATTGCCTATTGCCAACGGCGGAACTGGTGCTGAAAGTGCAACGGCTGCAAGGTCTACTTTGGGCGTTGGCTATATATTTGTAGCAAGCACTGCTGGTAGTTCAATTGTATTATCAAGTAATCGGGTTTCTATTGTTAATACTGGTGGCGGCTCAACAACCTCAATAGATTTAACAACGCCGACACTTGGAAGAATGTACATGATTAAAAACCTTGCAAGTGGTACGGTTATTAGTGATGCTTCAAATGTTATTCCTTTTAACGGTGGTTCGGCTGGTACTGCAATTTTAGGTGCGGGTAATATTACTCCTCAATGGTGTACATTAGTTGCAGATGGTACAAATTGGCATATAATGCAAAGAAATTAAAAACATAAACATGAAACAACTCCTTTCCCTCTTCCTCTTCCTTTTGCCTTGCCTTGCATTGGCACAGTACCCGAGCAATGGCAACCAAAAAATAACGCTGGGTGAACAGACAACTGCCGATGGGCTTATTTTT